GCGACGTGGTTGACGATCTCGTTGGCCGGTCGCTGGTGGTCAATGGCAAGGGCGACAAGCAGCGCATAGTGCCGTTGCCGGATGATTTGGCCGACCTGATAAGCGCGTGCGATGGGTACGTGTTCCCCGGCCGGTTCGGCGGGCACGTCGAGGAAAGCTACATAGGCGACAGACTGTCGAGCCTGCTCGGTGACGGATGGACCGCGCACAGCCTGCGCCACCGGTATGCTACCGCCACGTGGCAAGCCACGCACGACCTGCTGCTGGTGTCCAAGCTGCTCGGTCACGCGAGCGTGGAAACGACACAGGTGTACGTGGCAATGCCAGACGAACGGCTGCGCGCGGGCATGGCCGCCGTTCTGCTCTCAGCCTGACAGTTGCGCCCATGTGACGGTCTTCAACACCGCGAGAATCAACGCGCGGAGCTTGGTGTCATCGGGCGTGCTGCCTTTCAGATTGCCGATGCGGTCGTAGGCCATTAGTCGGCTCTCCACACGTACACGTCGAACGTGGTTTTGTCCACGTACATCGCGCCGGCCACGCCGCTGCCGGTGGGAGCACCCTGGGTGAACACGATGCCCGGACCCGCCGGACCCGCTGGGCCTTGCGCGCCGGTTTCGCCCCTGGCTCCGGCGGGGCCCGGATCGCCCTTTTCGCCCTTCGGCCCCTGCGGTCCCTCGGGTCCGCGTGGGCCCTGTGGTCCCTGTTCGCCGCGTAGGCTGCCGATTTTTCCGAATGTCATGGTTAGTTCCTTTCTTGGTTGTTGGTGTAGAGGTCCATGGTGTCCAAGTCGAGGTAGATGTCACCCGGCTTGCCGTCGATGGTCGGGGAGCCGTGCCCGGTGAGGAACCGGGGCATGCTGTCGATCATGGTTTTGATGTCGCCGGTGACGGCCTGCCATGCGGCGAGGTTGCGTCCCGGTTTGAACGTGCGCGGGTCCACGTCCGTAAGTTCCGCGTATTCCAGCGTGCCGGCCGTGTCGGGCACGGTGAACCAACGAATAGACCCGTAGGGCACTTGCTCGTCGGTTTTCCAACACCAGTCTGGACCGGTGGGCTGGATGTCCACGGTGGCTTCGCCTTCTTCGTCCAGCACCACGGTGAACGTGTCGGGCAACACCACACTTGCGTCGTCGGTATGACGGGCGGATGGTTGGAACACGACCATGCCGACGCCGGCACGGGTGCCGCCGTTGGTCGGGGCGCGTAATCGTATGTGCACCATCGTCATGATTGGGCTACTTTCCGGCCATGCGCAGCGGATTGTATGCCACGCCGAAACCACCAGCGATAAGACCGCCCACGGTGGTGATGTAATCGCCCACGGTCGGGTCACCGAACTGGGTGAAACCGAAACCGACCGCTACGGCGATGAGACCGGCCACATACGCGATGGTGCGCACGGTGTTGTTGAACACGGGTGTGTAGCCCTTCTCCGCGTCCGTGCTGCCGGTGGCCTTGTGGTCGGCCACTCCCGGAGTATTCACGGGGTCGCTCATTTGCCCGTCCCCTTGTCCTTGGTGGTGATCTGGATGTCGAGCGTGGCCAACTTGCTTTCCACGGCCTTGCGCACGGTGTCGGCGACGGTGTTCGGGTCCGCGCCGATGCTCTTGGCCCTGGCCTCCAATGCGGCCGTCTGAGCCTTCTCGTACGCGGTCGTCTTGGCCTGCACGAATTGGCTGATTTGATCGGCGCGCGTCGCCCACGGGGCTTTCTTGCTGCTGTGAATCTCTTTCACGCCGGCGTTCTTCAACACCACGACCTGGTCCGGGTGTGATAGGCCGACGCGGCCGGTTTCGGGGCTCCAGTAGTAGCCCACGCCGCTGTCGTCGTCCCAGATAACCAGTGCTGTGCTCATTTCTGTTTCTCCTTGACTAGATGGATTGGTTAACAATTGATTGGCGCGGTCGATGACCCGTTGGACGGGCAGACCGTTCGGTGCTCGGTCGGGGCATCCGTAATGGTCCGTGCCGGGTATCTCGCGGTGCAGCCACACGTTGCCGTTCAACCCGTCGTGCCAGAGCTTGCCGAGCCCGTAACGGCGGCTAATGTCCGCGCACAACTGTGCGGACGCTTCCACGCATGCGTCGGTCATGGGCACGCCTTGCATGCCGCCTTCATGCTCGATGCTGATGGTGCTGTTGTTGCTCGAAAAATTCGCGTCGGAATATGAGCCGTTGGCCTCGCTCACGTACTGGTGAATCTCACCCGTGCCGCCGATGCCGTAATGGGCCGAAGCCTGCGAACTCGGCCGCTGGAAAACGGCGTCTGTGCCGGCGAGACGGCCGACCATGATGTGCAGGGTGATGTGAGTCACCCGATGCCCGTTGCGCCCGTTGTAATGGTTCGGGCTGGGCACTTGTTTGATGTTCAATGCCATTGTTGTGTCCTTTTAGTTGTCGTGTTTGAACAAGCCTTCGGGCGGGTTCGGCGGGGGTGGTGGCGCGCCCCTGTATATGTGGTCGATGAGCGCGCGGTTATGCTCCCACAACAGATTCATGTCGGCCATGGTGTCCTTGAGTTCTGTTTGCGCTTCGTGGAGCATGTCGGCGCTGTTTTCCTCGTGGGTGGCTTTGTTGTTGAGCCACGCCACAACGGCCTGCACGGCCGCACCGAACGCGACGCCGCACGCGCCGGCTATCGCGGTGATGAAATCCACCATGTTTCCTTTCAAATGAGACGGGATAACGCAGGGTTACGAGTTCGGCATGACCGCCACAAGCACCGATCAAAACGGTGTGGCCACCGTCGATTGGGTCCGACACTCCACGTCTCCTCAGGTAATGCTGGTGATGCTGGCGAGAACGTCGTCCGATGAGCTCAACCGACTCCTGAGCCCAATGGTGTACGAGCTGACCAATAATGGCGCTCAGGTCAGGTTCCGCAGGAACGATAGCAACGCCTGGGCCGCCAATCAGCCGACGAAGTTCTACTGGCTCGCCCTCTGGAAGTAGGTCACCAGATGGCTAGGTAAGAGAACGTGAGCGGCCAGGACTCGGCCCAGTTGTGCGTGTCCAGACGCCAGAAACGCACTTGGAACTCGGTGTCGCCGATATCCCACACTATCGGGTTGAAGATTCTGGCTCTGTCGTCGCCGTCTGTGTTATTTCTGACGCGGGTTACGAGCACGGCCTTGGGTTTGGTCTTGTGCTTGGCGAACCGGACCGAGGCCGCACCCAACTGTGATGTCTGGAGGGTGACGGTGCCGGACTCGTAACCCTGCGTTATCGCGGCGATCTGCGATTGCAATGAGTTGATTTGCGTGTCCTGCGCGTATTTCACCCATGCCGAACCGTTCCAACAGTAAGGCCCGTTGTTATTGCCGTCTGAGGTCACGTAGCCGGTTTGGCCGGTGGAGCCTCTCATCGTGGCGAGCGTGGCGAGCGTGCCCGCTATGGCGGGCTTCACGCCCGCGATGGTCGAACGCTGGTCCACCAGTTTCAACGCGGCTTCCGTGGTTTCCGCCGCCTTACGGAAACCGGCGGCCGCGTTCGATACTAGGTCGCCGCCTTCTATGTAGCTGATGCCGTAGGTGGGTGTGGTTTTCATTCTTGGTTTCCTTCCCAGTTCGGCCGGTCGATGCCGGTCGTGCTTGTCGGTTTGTCGAAAACTGTGAACCCTGTCAATTCCGCGAACGTGAACACGCATTGCGCGAAGGTGGCCGGCCAGTCCGTGAAGTCCTGCCAGCGCATGCCGGTGTTCGCTGTGGAGTCGAGCGGGTACATGGTCGCTTCATGGGTCATGCCCCGCTTGTGGGTGAACGTGATGCGCCCGCCGATGGTCGTGAACGCGCCGGAGAACGCCGGTCGCCCGTCCATGCCGGTCAACGTGCTCAAACGTATGCCGGTGATAAGCACGGGACCGGAGGGTTCGGGACGGAACAGGTGCGGGAACGACACCGGATCTAGGTTCGTTCCAATGAACTTAATGGACTCGTTGCGCAGCCGGGTGTCGTGCGTGACGATCCACGACGCCGCCGCCTGCCGTTGCACGTCGGACGGGGCGAACGTGCCGCCCGTGTGCAAACCACCGGAGTCGTCGCCGGCCACGGCGTCCGAATCGGCCGTGACGCTTTTCTGCGTGTCCGTGAGCCGTGTGGGCAGACGGCTCAAATCCGTGTAGACGGTTTCCATGTCGTCGTATTCCACCACGCCGTCGTTGTTCTTCGCGCGTTTGGTTTTGGCCACGGCCTGCGTGACCGGCTCCATGATGGACAGTTCCAAATCGCCGGCCACGAGATTCGCTGGCAACGTGTCACGGTGTTGGCCGTCCACGAGCACGTACGGCATGCCATCCACGCCCACATGCACCTGCACCGATCCGGCCAACGACAGCGGGCGGAGGGTGATGGTTTCACCCTTGTAATGCTCGTACCATGCGGGCGCGGGCATGACGTGCGCGTACATGCGCGACAACAAGTCAAGTTGCGACGGGTAATCGTCGGTCTTGTACGTGGCGACTGCCGGGGGCAATTGCAACGATTGGGGTTCGGCTATGGGAGCGCCCGCCTGTTGGGCGCGCTTGTTGAGTTCCGCCAACCGCGCGGCCGGGGTGCCGACCCAATGGCGTCCCGCGTGCTTCGCCTCACCACTGGTGGGGCCTTGTGATTGCAGGCGTTTCCACATGACCATCAGGCTTGTGGCGGTCAAATGGATGCGCCACCTGTTGCCCAAGTCGGTGACGGTGCCGCCATGGCCTATCGTGCCGATGAACAGGGTGGGCACGTTCTCGCCCGGAGCTTCTGGAGCCGTGGGCAAGTATTGCTGGTGCAGTTGGGCGATGGTGCCGCGTATCCGCTCCCATGCGCCCATGCTGTCGGGCAGCATGTCCCACGTGGGTTCCGCGCTGAGTTGCACCAGCACGCGCGAGCCCGACAATGTGACGGCCTTGCCGGCCAAGTCGCCAGCCCGGTCGATCAGGTCGAACGTGAGCACCGCCGGATCGGGTTGGCTCACGGGTTCGTCGGCTCCCCACGAAATCGTGAAATCATCCAACGCGGCGATGTCCTGCCGATGGTCGTTGACCGGCTTCCACCCGTCGCCGGTGTCCAAGTACATGAATGGTTGTTGTGCCATCAGCGTCGCACCCCATCGTAATCGGATAGGAGTTTGCGGATGGCCTTGGCGGTGCCGTCCGGGTCCACCACGGTGCCGTCGATGTGAACCTCGTAGTTGTTGACCACGGTCGCGCCCGCCAAGCCCGCCCGTGTTCCGTTGAGCATGGCGGACATGCTCGTTGACGCTAGGCTGGTGTTGACGGATGCGATGGCGGTCCTCACCTTGCCTTGGAAACCTGTTTCAAGTCCCTGGGCGAAGCCCGCCATGATGGCTTTGCCGTGCGGGATCAGCAGGCGACGGTCGTAGCTGATCGGCCCCTTGTGCGAGGTGATCCAGTCGGCTATGCCTCCCACGAAACCGGTCACGCCGTCCCATGCGCTTTTCAATCCCCGGAGGAAACCGTCTATGATGCTTTTGCCGGCGTTCACGAGCAGGCCGCCCACGTTGCCCAATGCGGAGAGGATACGGCCCGGGATGCTGGAGAAGAAGCCGACCACGCCGTTCCATGCGTTCTGCGCGCCTTGTGCCGCGTTCTGGAAGAACGCGCCGATTCTGCCGGGCAATGATTGGAAGAAACCGATTATGTTGTTCACGCATCCGCCCATGAACGCGGTGAACTGGCTCCAGATGTTGCGGCCGGTTTCGGTTTGGGT